GCGACGCGCTGAGTGTCGTATATCTTGGGGATCATATCGACCAACTGGCGGGCCACGTAGCGGATGGCCCGGCCCAGGTTATCGACGAAGTGGTAGGTGCCGGTGTCGCCCTCCTGCTGGCGGGCGAGGATGGCGCGGCCAGAGCGTTCGTTGCCCTGCTGGCCCAGCGAGGCGTTGTACTGGCCGGTGGTGGCCTTGATGTCCTCGGCGGCGCCCATCTTGGCCTGAATGAGGCCCGTCTGGGCCATCGGCGGCTGGGCGCGCATGGGCAGCGGCAGCACGTTGCCAGCGCCGTCCTGAACGTCCGGGTTGACCTCCAGATACGGCCAGTTGGTCGTATTGGCCGTCTTCCACTGCATCTCGTAGCCTTCAAACTGGCCGCCATAGCCAATGAAGGGGGCCTTGGGCGCCAGAGCCAGCATCTCGGCTTCCTGGCTGACCCAGTAGTTGTACATGCGCTGGGCGTCCTTGGCGTTGCGCACAAGGCCCGACACGAACATGCGGCCATCGACCTCGAACTCATTGCCAACGACGCGCACGACCGGGATCCACTTGCCCGCCCATTCGCGCTCCTCCAGCACCTCGTAGCCGTTGGTCTTGAGCCACATCACCCGCTTGCGGTCGGCCTTGCGCGAGCGCAGCGGCTGGCCAAACATGGCGCGCAGCTTCGCGTCCTGCGGCGTGCCGTCGAACATCGTGATGTTGCCGGGGTACAGGTTCAAAGTAGACGGCACGTAGTCTACGTAGAAATACTCCGCAATGCGGATGGTGTTCTCGCTCAACCACATGCTGAGAGCCTGATCACCGATGCCGCGCGCCAGGATCGAACTGATTGGCTGGGCGTCGGGGAACTGGCGCTCGTACTCGGCCTTCAGCAGGTCTTCGGTAATGAAGCACCACTTGGCGTCGGACCCGCACGGGTCTTGGATCGTCGGGTCCATGTAGACGCTGAAGGAGTTGCGGATGCGTCCGATCTTCAGGTCTTGGTCGAAGCTGTCGTCGCGGGTGTACTCGGTAAGAATACGGATGTAGCCCTCGCCGTAGACCACCTGGTTGTCGCAGGCGGTGTCGTAGGCCACGTCGGCGTCGGACATGTACTCGATGTGCCGGATGATGCCGTCGAAGATCTCGGCCACGGCCACGTCGGCGTTGTCGTCGGCCGGGATGACCTTGGGCGACGGCCTGTTCTGGCGTTGCTCGTTGGTCACCTGCCGGACGTGCTGCGGCAGTTTGTTGATGGTCAGGCAGGGCCGCGCGTTGATCGTCTGCCCCTGCACGGACCCGCGCGTCGCCAGCACGTCGGCCGGCCACTGCCACTGGTTGTCAGGCGAACCCGCCATGAACCGGAGGTCATCCAGTTCGTCCTCGCGGCTTTCGCTGTAGGCGGCGAGGGCCATCGTGAAACGCGAGCGCATGGTGGCGAGCAGGTCGGACTTGTCCGACCCGCCGTTGGCGACCTGCGCCGCGCCGATGATGCCGTCGTCAGCCAATATACTTACCTCTTTGAACCGCCTGGTTCGCTGATACGACCACGGGCACCACCCAAGGTACCGCCGCCGCTTGAACGGCTGGGGCTGGTGCCGCCACCTATACGGCCACCCCCGCCGCCTATAGGACCCGCAACACCAAAGCGGCGCTCCGTGTTAGCTTTCAGGCGGTCGCCAGCCGACTGATAGGTCTTGCCTGCAACGCCGGGCTTGGACACGCTGGTGCCTGTCGTCTTGCCCGTCGTGAAGCCGGTGGTATTGCCGGTGCGCGGGTTGATGGCCATGCGAGTGGGTGCGGCTTTGGTCGGCGACAGCTTCTCGCTGGTCACGTTGCTGACAACCGTCGCAAGCTTCTTGGCGGTCGGCTTGATGACAGGCTTGGCGGCGACGGCGGTTTTCTTGGCAGCCAGTGCCTTGCGGTACGCGGCGTACTCGCCCGGCGTATACTTGGTTGAGAATTTCTGGGCAAGTGAGCGCGACGACGTGCCGGGCGGCGTAATGGCGTTGAAACCTACGCGCGGGTAGCTACCTGAAGTCGTTTGCAAGGCGGTTTTGCCCGGAGCCGTACCAAACGTGGTGCGCGTCGACGGCATTCCAATTTCGGGGTTGTATAGCGGGCTCTGGGCGTAAACCGTGCTAGGCGTCCGTTGAACGGAGCGGCTACCAGAAACAACGTTGCTCATACGGTTGCTTGGTTCGCCGCCAAATTTCTTTGCCATTGTCGTAATCCTTTACTTGGCCGGCTTGCGCGGCGCGGTGAGTTTGGCACGGATGGTGCCCAGAACACGCCCCATGCCAACGCCAGCGGCGCTCGGCTTGCGCTGGTGGGCGCCGCCAGGCATGCGCTGCACGAAGTTCTTCGTGCCCGGCGTGCCAGTGCTGACGCGGGGCTCCCGCTGCACGAAGTTCTTCGTGCCGGGTGTACCTGTGGCCATGAATTTTGGAGAAGCCATAACCTTGCGGGGCTTCTTGGGCTTTGTGGTGCCGGTCGTGGTGTAGGGCGGCAGTTCGCCACCGAGGCGCGGGGCCATTCTATTTACCCTTTTTAGATTTGCGTTGGATTGAATATGCGATTGCAACGGCCTGTTTTAGCGGGCGTTTAGCTGCAATTTCGGCCTTGATGTTCTTCCGAAAGGCCCCTTTTGAGGCTGATTTAACGAGAGGCACGATCTGGAACCCCCATAAATTTGCGCAGTGTGCGCACGTATTCGAGTTGTTCTGGCGTAGCATTACCTGCTGACGGGTCGCCTGACAATATGCGGGCTGCTAAAGTCTGCCGAATAGCGTTAATATCACCATTACCGTAAGTAGAAAACGCTTTTTCTTGTTCCGGCGTCAGTTCATACTGAGGGGGTGGTATCAGCCCTTTTCGCATGTGAACGCGGGATGCTTCGTTCAGCATGACGGCTTGTTTCTCTACGTCCGACAACGTGCTGTACGGGTTTAGGATGACCGTGTTATCTTCAGCGGCCATGCCCGCAACATGCGGGTTTTTGCGAAAAAAGTCGTCTTCGCCGGGGAATAAGTCCTGCCGGAAAGGCACGCCGTAGACGCCTTTAGGAAATCCTGCTGACGGGCCGCCGGGCATGTCACTTTTTCCGTGTTTTGGCTGATTTGCGGAAGGCGGCAGCGGTCGGAGCGCCCTTGGCACCCGGTTTCATGAGCAATTCCACCTTCTCATGGACGCTTTGGCGCGCTCGGCGTTCTTGGACTTGGCCACGACACCGCCCATGCGGGCACAAAATGAGGCTTTTCGGCCCTTGTCGGCCGCCGTCTTGGGATTGGGCGCCGGCGCCTTCAGTTTGGAGCCAGTGGCGGAGTTGTAGCGGGCGCGGCCCTTGGCGGTGAGGCCAGCACCTTTAGAGACGGGTAGCTTTTCGCCCCGCCCTACTGACAATGACACGCCCTTGCGAGCCATTAGCTGCCCATCCAACTCGTTAAAACGCCAGACCGACCATACGACCGCCTCTGTATCTTGTCAACGGGGGTGCGGCTGCCGACGGGGTACGCGAAGGTCACCGCGATGGCGTCGGCAGCGTCGGGGCTCGCGAGCCCCCGCGCCTTCATCTCCTTCTTGCCCTCCAGGAAGATCGTACCCTTGCTGTCCGGCTTGATCCTGGGCGACGTCAGGTCGGACTTCAGCAGCTTGTCCGCCGGTATCGACGCCGTCTTGAGCCAATCGCGCATGAGGCCCCACATCTCGGCCCGCTTGTTGCCGTACATGATGGGCTTCACCGACTTGTTCCCGAAGTTGACGCCCTTGATCTTGTAGCGCTGCTCCTTCAGGCGGTCCACGACGCCAGCACCCAGCCCGCCCTCGTCGATCACGACGAGTGCCGGGTTGTACTCCTCGATGGCCTCGATCACGCGGCCGACGATCTCCATCGTGTCATCGCCCCTGTAGCGCTTGATGGCGTTCAGGTCGCGTCCTTGCCGGACGGCGATGACCGTCGCGTCCGCCCCGAACCGGGCCGGATCGACGCCGATGATGATAGGGGCGGTAGCGTCCTTGTAGCGCGGTCGCCCGAAGGCGTCGTCAACGAGATAAACGGGGATGAACTGGTCATCTCCAGCGCTCGGGAACTCACCGTAGACCTCGACGTGCGCCTGAACGCTGTCAGGACCGTACTCCTGGATGATCTGCTCATAGACTGCCTTGTCCGTTCCTTCGACCGACCGGGCATCGACCACCTTGTTGCGCCAGAAATCCCGCTTGGCGTTGAACGCCTCGTAAAAGTACCCGGTATTACGGCGGGGGTTCGAGAATGCCAGCCAGAAGCGGTTGGGCGTGTTCTCCGTAAAGAAGCCCGCCGACACCGCCCAGATCGGGTCCGCGATGCCGCTGGCCTCGTCGAAGATCAGCATCACGCCGTCGAAGTTGTGCACGCCCGCGTAGGCGTCCGGGTTCTCCTCGGACCACAGCCGGCCCTCGACGCCCCAGTAGCGCGTGCCCTTCTTCAGGTCGCGCTCGACCAGTTCGGTGAGCCACTTGGCGGGCATGACGCGAGTGGCACTCACCTCGAACCAGTGGCTGTTGAGGGCCAAGGCCAGCCACTTGGTAATCTCGGCCCAAGTGACGGCGCGGAGCTGCGTCTCGCTGTTGGCCGACACGATGGTGGTGCTGCCGATGCGGGTGGTCAGCATCCAGATGACCAGCCAACTGACCAGTGCCGACTTGCCGATGCCGCGCCCGGATGACACGGCCATGCGCAGCGTCTCGAAGTCTATCTTGCCGTCGTTGGTGGCGATGTGGTCAGCCAGTTCCTTCAGCACCTCGCGCTGCCACTTGCGCGGGCCTGCGAAGTTCTCCAGCGGCGTGTTCTTCTGCCCCCACGGGAACAGCCACATCACGAACTTGAGCGGGTCGTTCTTGAGCGCGGGCGTCCACAGGGACGCCATGAGCGCTTGCTCGTCTTCAGCGCTGTACTGTGGCGTCTGCATGTTCGACTTCTGTTGCGACCAGGTCGATGACCCTGCGCTGCGCCTCTTCAAGGGCCGCCGTGATGGAGATCTTCTGGTCGATGGTCACCTCGACGGCCTGCTTGGCGACCCAGCCGTGGCTGTAGCGCAGCATGTTCATGGCCGCGTTGGCGTCGCCCTCACGCGCCGCCGTGTAGATGGTGGTTGCCATCTCCTGCTCGCCGTCAGCGCGGCCCTTCATCTCTGCATAACTCGCGATGGGATCGAACTGCGTCAGTTGACGGTACTCGACCGGCAGCATGCCTGCGGCCAAGGCCAGCGCGTCGCCCTTCAGCCCCATCTTGGCGGCGTGATAGATCGCCTCCAGACGCGCCTCAGTGGCTTCCAGCTTGCGTGGCTCATAGGGGAGCGATTGGAACATGGCGGTAAACTATCATGTTGCGGATGGAGGGTCAAAAAATAAAAAATTTTGTTCTTGACCCCTGGCCACAGCACTAGCAGCGGGCCGCAGGGCCCTGTCCCCCCCCCGGCCCTGGAGCCGCCGGCCAAAATTGGCCAGCCTGGCAGCAGCCAGCATGTAGGAATATAGTTCTATGCTACCGGGGATTGTGGTATGCGACTAGGGGTTGCGCGTCATGTGGTCGTGGTCCTTTCTGCTTCCGATGACTAGACACTAGCACATGGCCAGCGGGCTATCAAACATTTTGTTATGGGGCAATATGGGTAGTCAACCTGGCGCTCGAACAGCTGCGCCGGCGTGGGGTCATGCATGGGTCATGATGGGTCAAGCGTGGGGTAGTCAGATTTTAACGGAAAACCAATAACGACGGGCATATGGGTCATTGGGGTAGTCGCGTCGGGGGGATACTCAGCGCTGCTACACGCCCATACTACTGTAATACTAATATAACAGTTGTTCCTTAGAATAGATAGATTAGACTACCCATATAACCCATAAGCCGATAAATGCTGCGTTTTGGCCGCGACGCGACTACCCCAAACGCTACCCCACGACTACCCCACGACTACCCCAAAACGAAAACGCCCGTCGTGAACCGGGCGTTTCCAACTACGGCTTAAGCCGTAGCACGTCTCTAAAGCGGCGTCAATCCATGAAATCGGAAAGCGTTTGCGCGCCAGTGAAACCCGCGTGACGGCTAGGACAATACGCGTCGTCTAGTTCGTCGAACATGCGCTCCACACGACGCTCGATCTGATCCTCGGACAGCTTGCCGGCCTCATATTGCGCTTTGGCCCAAGCGTCGATCTCATTAGCGCGGTTGTTGTATTGTTCGAGTGTCATCTTACTTGCCTTCCTTCTTAGGTGTTGCGGGAACGTCTACCGGGGTCGGCCAGGTTTGCTTATGAAACACCGGGCGAACATTGAGGCCTAGCAGCTTAGCCATATTGGGATGCATTGTTCACGTTTCCTTTCGCTATGGGGAAAACATAACACAAGCGCGGAATGGCTGCAACATAATTCTTTATGGCCAGACGAAAAGAAATGTTTGACAAGCTTCCGAATGGCTGTTAGGTTATCCCCATTGCAACACGAAAAGAGGACAACATGTCAGACAAGCTACTAAACGCCTTGATCAGCCGCGCCAAAGCGGCCGCCACGGATAACGGCGCGCCCTATGCCGTGTTCAATCTCAACCGTACCGGCGCGCGCATGCTCGTCGTGCGGCCGGCTCACAGCTTCCCGGCCGATGCCGTCGCGGCCGGCCCGTTCAATCCGGAGGGTGCATAACATGCTCACCACCGAATTTATCGAAGGTTACAACGCCAGCGAACCGGACATTGATAACCCTTACATATGGTCGAGCGACGCTTGGTTAGCCTACCTGGCGGGCGCCGACTTCGGCCTCAAGCTCGGCACAAGCGCGCCCGTCAAGGCCCAGAAGTCACGCGGGAATGTCATCCGCGTTTGGACGGCGGGCGGCAATGAGTGGCGAGTGGAGTATACCGCGCACTATGGCCTCAAGGGTATCGTTAGAGCCTAGCTAGACCGGCGCCTAGCGCGCCGGTTCACTAGACCTTAACCACAACCTGGAGGACGAAACTATGCTGATACCTACCGACTTGCTTAAGGCCGCGCTTCTTTGCGCCTCAACTGAGGAAACGCGCTATTACCTGAAAGGCGTGCATCTGAGCACGTCAGGCCATATGGTGACAACCGACGGCCACCGGCTCTTTTGTGCCAAGCTGACTGAAGCCGTGCCGGCGGATATCATTATCCCCCTCGAAACGGTCAAGGCCGCGCTTAAACTGGCGCCAAAGCGCGCCGAAACAATCGAGCTAAACGGCAACACATTGGGCGGCATTGTGTTCACGCCGGTAGACGGCACGTTTCCGAATTGGAAAGCTGTTATTCCGCCCATGGACGGCTTCAAGCCTGGCGAAGATCAAACGCCGGCGCATTTTAACCCTGACTATATCTATGATCTCGGTCAAATGTCGCGCGCGCTTGGATCGAAAACCGGCACGGCTTTCCGCATCCATGCTTGGGATAACACAAGCCCGCATGGCGTGACGTTTGCCGGCCGTGACGATTGCTTCGCGGTCATCATGCCCATGCGCCAGGCGGGCGACGTGACGCCATGGAATGTCGCCCGCGCGATTGCCTGACAAAACAATTCTTGACAAGGGGGCATAATGCCCCCTATACTTTCCACACTAACAAGCAGCTAGGGGAAACAATCCAATGATCTACGATCAACACCGCGCCGCCTTCTCGAACGTCTCCGCTTACGTCGTCATGCGACAAGGCGAGCGTGTCGCGTCAATCGCATTCAAGTATCCGCGCGACGGCGCCGGCCGCCTCTATAGTTATGTGCATTGGCTAGGCGTGCCTATGGTGCGCGGCTTTGCTGGCGGTGGTGGCTATGACAAGCGC